CAATTAGTCGTGCTTCCAGAGGGGACTACCGATCGGTGCTCTCCTGGCGACAAAGAGGACTAACGACCCAAGCTAAAGAAGGGTTAATGCAGGAGTACCATGAATGGTCTGAACAACCTAACTCAATCGACTTTTTGGATTTCTTACACGATCACGGCATACCTTATAATACCTTTTGCGATTGGTTTAATAAGCATGCTGATCTTAAGGAGCTACACGCTACGGTTAAGACAAAGATCGGAGCAAGACGCCAAAGAATCGCATTCTTCCCCAAAACCCACGAGGCCGACTCGCAAGCCTTACAGAAAACCCTCAGGCTCTACCACCCAGACTGGAGAGAGTCATACGACGAGGATGCGAAAAACAAAGAGAAGGAAGCGGCGGGTAACGTCACAGTAGTATTAGATAGAGTTGAAGAGACAGATGTACCGGAGCTGGATGGATGAAAAACTCTTGGTGGCGTTATTGGCCTTTTATGGCTATTGCAGTGGGACTAATTGTACTAGTAGGTGGTTTCCATGCGTGGAAAAGGGAACGAGATGAGTATGCTCAATTAAGAGCTAAAAATCATTTAACTCATGATGAAAAAGTGCGCCTTTATGAGATAGAATATTCTAGAGGGAGGCGTAGATAGACGGATGAAGAAAATCTGCTATCAATGCACTCAGGAAATTGCAGGGTCAACGTATAGCTGGAGCGGTAAAAATGGTTATACACATATAGATTGTAAAGAATAAACCTGACGGGTGGAGCGGGCTTATGTGTTCCTATTTTGTTGTGATGATTATGCTTTTTCAATACTCCACCCACTAACAAGGATGATGAATGAACCCCAAATTATATGGTCTAACTCTAAAAGAATATATCGTTCGCACTCTGTCTAGTTTTCTTTCCTTTGAGTCAAAGAAGCTTATACCAAAGGAAGTTAACTTTGATGTATTTATAACACCTCAATTTAATGAAAAGACAAAAGAGTGGGATATGATGGTAGTGGAAGAATGTGTAAGCGCTTCACGCATCAAATTCAGTGTAGAGGTATAAGGATTATGAATGAAGTGGATTAGTGTGAAAGATAAGCTGCCTGATATACGAAAGAAAGTTGTTTGCTATATGGAATCTATTGATGAGATGGATTTTGGGCATCTTGAATATATGGATGAGAAAAAACCGGTATGGAACTGGGGCGCTATGACTAGAAACATAAGCCATTGGATGCCGATGCCCCCAAAGCCAAAAAAAGGGTGATGAATGAAGCGATACAAGCGCAAAGTCCCTCTTTTGAAGGGGTGTTTATGGAGATCTGTCGAGACAGGGCAACTGTTGATAGCATCTAACTCACGCTCTCGCAGAATGAAAAAGGGAACTCTGTGGGAAGATAAACAAGCACAAAATCATTGGGTAAAAGTTAGTTAATAAGATACAAGGATGATGAATGAAGTGGATAAGCGTTAAAGATAAGACACCCTCATCTTTTTATGACAATCATATTCTTTTTGTAAGAGGTGTTGTTAATATTCAACATCGAGAAAATGAGAATATAAAAAGCACTAAACAAGTAATGGCCATTGTTAAATGGAAAGATTTTGAAATCATATGGCAAGAACTTCTTGATCCTGGGTCGCTAAAAAACCAAGTTGGTTTTCATGTCGGTGCTCTTGACGCTCTTAAAGAAGGATTCAATGTAGAAGAATTAAACAGAGAAAGTGTTTCGGCATGGGGAAACATTCCAGAATTTATAAAAGAAATAGTCCATCTTCATCCGGATTGGAATACATTTTGTAATTGTAATGATGAAGATTGGGATAGTTGAAAAGGATGATGAATGAAAATAAATGAAAATAATTGTCCTCTTTGTGATGAAAATACAGAAAATAAAAATGGATTGAATATAGTCACCGACGAAACAATCAAATACTTTTGTGATAAATGCAAAGAAGAAACTATTAATACTGCGCTAAAGCCCTCAAAAGATACTCTTAGCATCAAAACACTTTGGGCAGATAAAATAGCTAAAAGAAAAAGTATGCCTCTCTCTTCTGGATGCGTAGTCACCTTGAAAGCTTATAAGGATGATGAGTGAGTACTTATTATTATTTAGCTAATCCTACGCGAAAAGAGTATATCGAGTGTGAAAATGAATGCTCTCCCAAGGAGTGGCCATTGATCAATGGTAAAGGGTGTCAATTTAATATAGCACGTAAGCTCCTCATTCACGGGTTATGGGACAGCCTCATTGTGTATGACGACATTCATATATTAGAAGATCCACCATGGGAGCATGATGGTACATGGGTTAATATTTGGTCAAAAGACGACTGTAAGGATGATGAGTATAAAACAACAGCTTGTAGAGATTGCCTCAAAGAGTTTCACATTGAAACAATCGGAACAGTAAGGCATACAATGTTTGCAGATATGAAATGCGCTAAGAAGCATAGGGATGATGAATGAAATACCGAGTTAAGTATCGCATGAGCCATGGTTGGGATATAGAATCTATAATGACAAGAGAACAATTCGAAACATTCAGCAATCAGTATACAGAAGCATATGATTCTTATATTCCCAAAGGAAGCTTTAAGCTCTCTAATTTTATCATTCCTTTTAGGAATATTAAAGCGCTTGAATGGAAGCCAATAGAGGATGATGAATGAAACAACGTAACGTATTTCTTTTTATTATTTCAGTTGTCGTCAATTTGTCGACAACTGCCTACGAGTTGCCCTCACAAGGTTCGTACTGTTTTAAGGGCACCCACTACTTTGCGCAGTACTACGGGTGTGATGTTACGGCAATGACCAATACATTTCACATGCTGGGATACTTCACCAAAGCTATCGATAAATCTGGAGCTACACTCCTACGCATAGCGCCTCATACATTTGAGAACAATGCGATGACAATCGTCGCTGTGCTCTCAGAATCACACGCCAGCATACATACCTATCCAGAGCATGGTGCTGTGTTTGTGGATCTATTTACGTGCGGTGATAAATGTGACTACAGAGAATTTGAGAAGGTCATGAAGGCTTATCTGTCTCCTACTAAGATACGCAGTAAGGTTAGGGTGAGAAAGTGAAGTGGAAAAGAATCAAGGAGAGCTATGATGCTGATGTCTCTACATTCCCCTGCATTGTAACTGATGGTGAACGTGTGTTATACATACCTAAAGTAACTCCATCATGGAGGTTGAGCAACTATGTAGACCATAGAGATATCATTGCGTACATGCCTATAGAGAGGGCGCCTAAGGAGTAGGGAGCGAGAGAGTGGGTGTATCGAAGCAAAGGCATTTGAGAATGCCAACGCAGAAAAAGATATTTGAGCATTGGGTGGAAAAAATAGATATCGCCCCAAACGAATGCTTTGCATGTGGTAAAAAAACCAAACTCTCGAGGTGCCACATAATACCTTCGTGGAAAGAATTGAATAATTCGGTTGAGAACATCCATTTACTCTGTGATGGTTGCCATTCTGAATCAGAAGGTCTTAAAGTATATGACACATGGTTTAAATCGATGAGGAAAAACTACTGGAAGCCTCCGGCACAGCATACAACTATTTTTTTTGAAAAATGTGGAATTTATTCACACCATATTGAGCAGATGGCTAAAATTTATGGAAATCCTGAAGACATGCTTGAAGCACTTAAAAACCATATTCATTGGTGGTGAGTGAAAAGATGAATAAAATGCCCCACACGTTTTGGTACCAATTTGTGATGGGGCGCTTTCTAGTGCTATAATCCTGCGAATGATTTTATTCATGGCAGGAGTAGGTTTTGAGATTAGAAACGAGAGTAGCATTAAACAAGCTTCAATTGAGAAGCTACCAAAAGCCAGTTTTTGACGCTCTTTTCAATAAAGATTATAAAAGATTACTATGCATCTGGCCCCGACGTGCAGGCAAGGATATTGTCGGGTGGAATGTAATTATCCGTGCCGCTTTACAGAAAGTCGGTGTGTATTTTTATTGCGCACCGACGTATTCCCAAGGTAGGAAAATTATATGGGACTCGATTACTAACGAAGCAGTTAAGTTTCTCGACTTCCTTCCCAAAGAGCTTATTGAGCGTAAGAATGATCAGCAGATGAAGATCCACCTCAAGAACGGCTCACTGATCCAGATCATTGGCTCTGATTCATATGACAATTCAATTGTTGGGTCTAATCCTCAAGGAATTATTTTTACAGAATGGGCATTGTCCGATGAACGTGCGTGGCAGTTTGCCCGTCCTATTTTGATGGCAAATGATGGGTGGGCTATGTTTAACTCAACCCCACGGGGTAAAAACCATCTCTGGGCTATGTATCAGATTGCACTCCATTCCGGATCGTGGTTTAGCCAAAAGCTTACCGTAGAAGACACTGGGCATATCAATGAAGAGACTATTCAGCGCGAACGTGCTTCTGGGGAGATGTCCGAAGACTTGATTCAGCAAGAGTACTACACCAGCTTTGATATGGGTGTGGAAGGTTCCTTTTATGCTAAGTATTTAGATGATATGCGGCGAAAAGGGCAGATCTCAATGGTCCCCTTTGAGCAGGGTTTTCCAGTCCATACCGCGTGGGACATCGGAGTACGGGATAGCACCTGCATCATATTCTTTCAGTTTGTAGGACAAGTCGTTCGGATTATCGATTGCTATGACAATACGAAAGAAGGTCTTGAGCACTATGTGCAGCACATGGATCAGCTTAAGCATGATAACGGGTGGACATGGGGCAAGCACTTTGCACCCCATGACATTGCAGTGACTGAATGGGGGTCTGGACTCTCTCGGGCTGAAAAAGCCCTTTCTATGGGGTTAAAGTTTGAGACTACGCGCGACAGGTATAATAAGCTTAAATCAGTCGTTCCTGCCGTATCCGTAATGGATGGCATTGAAACCGTCCGGTCTTCATTTTCTAAGATATGGATAGATGAGCAGAGATGCGCACCCCTCATAAAAGCGTTAGAGAACTATCGCCAAGAATATGACCAGAAACGTAAAGTATATAAACATATTCCTCTCCACGATTGGGCAAGCCATTATGCAGATTGTATGCGCTATATGTGCCTTTCATTGCAGAAGTTAAGTACGAGGGATAGTAGTGCAGAAGAACTTGAAAGGCGCTACCGAGAGGCTGTGTATGGATACAGTGGCAATGACTTCTTTAATGACCCCAATACTAGACAGTGGTGAACTTGCGCTTTAGAGCGTGCCGTTCTAGTATGTTGCCATAAAAACTTTTTCCAAAAAAGGGAGTACGTATGGCTTTGTTTCCAAACCCAGGGCCTGACTTTAATGATCAGGACAACCTTATTCTCAGTAGAATGGAAAAGTTCTACGCAGAAGCGGTAACCATTAATCAGTCGCAATGGGCAGAAGGTGATATTGATTGGCGTTTTTACTCAGGAGACCAGTCTGTATACCAAGAGCTATACGGAAACTTAGCACCCCTACAGCGTAAAAACTTTACCTTCAATAGAATACGTAGAATCATCAGCATGATTGAAGGCTTCCAGCGTAAAAATCGCAAGTCTACTACAGTGATCCCCGTAGAAGGATCTGATCAAGAGGCAGCTGATCAATTTACAAAGATGATGTTCAATTTGAACAATCAAGAAGGTGTCCTTGATACTATTTCTACTTCCTTTAAGGGTGCCTTAGTTTCTGGTATGGATCTGCTTCAAGTATATGTAGATTATAGGCGTGATCCGGTATCAGGAGACATAAAAGTAGATAATAACGCATACAACTCCTTTCTTATTGATCCCTTTTTTAGAAAACCTGACCTCTCTGACTGTAATAATATTTGGAAGCGTACATATGTAACTCGTAAAGAGGCAATTTCTCTTAATCCTGAGCACGCAGATATTATAGAAGGTTTGCAGGTACAAGCAACTGACCGTGGAGCTGATATGCGGTTCCAGTTTATGCCTGAAAACTACGCATACTACCAAAAAGACTTACTTACCTATGACGAGTTCTACTATCGTGATTATCGCACCCAAAAAATGCTTGTTGACTCCCAAACTGGTGAGTCATTAGAGTGGAAGACTGAAGATGACGATGCGTTACGAGAGTTTTTAGCTCTCTACCCTCAAATTACGGTAGTAAACCAAGAAATACCTACTGTAAAAGTAGCAATTGTTATACAAGGGAAGGTTGTTTATGATGGACCTAATCCAATGGGGATTGATAACTATCCATTCGTTCCCGTTTTTGCTTATTATTCTCCAGAAATAGCCTATTATCCGCTTCGCGTACAGGGAGTGGTGCGTGGTCTTCGTGATGCCCAGTTCTTGTATAACCGTAGAAAGGTAATTGAACTTGATCTTCTTGAGTCTCAAATCAACTCGGGAATAAAGTACAAAGAGAATGCGTTAGTTAATCCAAACGATGCGTTTCTTATGGGACAAGGCAGAGGTCTTGCACTCAAGCAAGAAGCAGCGATGACAGATGTAGAGCAAATACAGCCTCCACAGATACCACCTTCAATGTTCCAGCTTTCAGAAAGCCTTTCTAAAGAAGTTATGGAGATATCGGGTGTTAACGAAGAGCTATTAGGTGCGGCTGATGATGATAAGGCTGGCATTCTTTCTATGCTTCGCCAGGGTGCGGGGCTTACTACCCTCCAAAATCTTTTTGATCAGCTTGATAACTCGCAAAAGCTTCTCGGTAAGCTCATTCTAGAAGTGATGCAAACCAACTATACACCCGGCAAAGTGAAGCGAATTCTTAATGAAGACCCTGTGCCACAGTTCTATAATAAGAACTTTGGTAAGTATGACTGTGCTATTGAAGATGGTGCTAATACTGCCACTCAAAGACAACTGGCGTTTGCACAATTGCTTCACTTGCGTGAGACTGGCGTGCCTATCCCTGATGACGTACTCATTAAGGCTTCTACTGTAGCCGATAAGAATGAACTCATTGAGTCAATCCAGCAGCAACAACAGGCACAAGAACAGCAACAACAGCAACAAGCACAACTGCAAATGGCTGAGCTGGAATCGCGTATCAATCTTGCCAATGCCAGAGCGGAGGCTGATAAGGGATTGGCGGTCGAGCGCGATACTCGTTCTATATCAAACGTTGCTCTTGCTGAGGAAAGGCGAATGGAAAGTATAAAAGATCTTGAGCAGGCCAAGGAAAACGTAGCTGATGCACAAGCTGCTCGCATGCGCACTGTGGTTGATATGGTAAAAGCGATGAAAGAGTTGGATACGCTAGACCTTGACCAAATACAGCGCCTATTCGCGCTTTCGCAGGAGATAAAGCAGCAAGAAGAAGGCGTTCAACAACCGGTTCCACAAGAGTAAATTTCGTGATAGGATTCACGTGTTAGATAGAGGTGCTATTTAACCTTGCAGGGGATCCTGTGGTTTCTAACTTTCTTAAAAGGAGCCTAGTATGGCTAAGAAAAAATACTACCAAGGCGGAGATGACCGTAAAGCTGAATCTCGTGGCATGAAAAAAGCTATGGACAAAGGCTACAAGTCTGAAGACATGATGCCTATGTACTCATCTGATATGGCTGCTATGCCACAGCAAGTGATCATGCGCGAATACAAAAAAGAAGATTACATTGATCGTGGACAGTATGCTGATACGTATTCTGAGAAGAATCGCGAAGAGAATGCAATGGTTAGCAAAGCTAAAAGCCAACTCTTCAAGGGCTACTAATGCCTTTGATGGTTCGTCCCAAGAAGGGTAGAAAGATAGCGTTTGCTATCCTTGGAACTCCTCCTGCGCTTCAAAAACAGAAGCGTAAAAAACGGGATCAACAAATACCATTGTTGCCATCAAGTTATTAAACTACCCTGTGGATACTGAGATGCTTTCTACCTGTAGTATCCCAGTGTTCACAGGACGTTTTTAGGAAAAGATATGCCTAAGAAGAAAGCCACTAAAAGTAGAGCTCGTAAGAAAGTTACAGTTGCTAAGGGTAAAAAGATATCGCGTGCAAAAGAAAAGAAGCTCGAGAAAAAGCCCGGAGGATCGAATACCGGGGAATACAAGAATGTATCATCTAAAGATTTTGCTGGTCGTGCTGGTGGTACTTCACCTTATAGCTATCCTATTAATAGCCGCGAAAGGGGAATCGAAGCTTTAAAACTGGCACATAACGCACCTGATCCAGCTGGCATACGTCGTAAAGTGTATGCTAAGTATCCGCAGTTAAAGCCTAAAAAATAGATACAAATCTCCTACTTGCCTCATTACACATCTTTTTCCGGATGGTCACCCACACCATCCGGAATTTCTTTTAACTTAAATAATTATACAATTACCGAGGAATGAAAAGGCATTAGCTAAGCCAATCATTCTTTTTGAGTTGCTTATGATTGCTTGAGTTTGGGCATCGCTCGATGACGCAAGGGTGTATACGGTACTCGTCACAGTCCTTCCAAGATTTCTTCCCACTTCACGAGGGTTTTCTTTTACCTTGGCGTTATAGTCCCCAATCCAGTCAGAAATACTGTATCCAATCTCTTCAAGCTTTGCGCTATCGCCCAATAATGCAGAGATAATAGCTCTCTCTGTTTCAGAGATATACTTTGCAAGCGCTATAAGTGGTGCGAGCCTTTGAGGAATCATCTCTTGAACTAGATGCTCTCCAAATCCATACCCTACAAGAGCATGATTTATAATATGCTGCACGTACTCGGATCGAAGTACGTTCCATTCATCCCAGCTGATCTTCTTCTCTGCTGCCATCTGTGTGGTTATAGCAAGGTGTCCTTTAATGTGATTCTCAATAATGTCCCAATGAGTTTTTCCCAGTGAGAAGTGAAACGATGCAATCAATGGCATGCCAGCCTCGGTAAGCCTCTGATCTATTCTATACTGATCTCTTGTTGGTGTTGGCGTTGTGATTACAAGGTCGCAGGTTTCCTTTACCATCTTTGCCATCCGAAGAGAGTCTGGCCTATCCGAAAATACTCCCATTGCTTCTTTCCATACTGTGTAATTAATCACTTTCTTCTCATACAGATTAAGAAGCTCTGAATAAGCTTTTTTAGCTTGATCTATAGTTCCATTCTTAAGAATAAGAATACTTTGAACTACGGGGCTGCTCAGTGTCTCTCTCAGTATCTTGAGCTTAGCGTTACACATGAGTCTCGTTTCACCTTTTGTAGCAGGGGACTTCAGGACATCGGTAAGCTCTTTTATTTGAGCACGTATCTCAGCATCATTACCTTTCCATCCAAGTCCATGAGCGTAAGCACCATACTTCTGTATTTCTACTCGCTTTTCAGTGCGTAGGGATGTTACATCAATGCCACATACCATGAGTCGTGTGGTTGGTGCTGGAGTTGTTCCAGATATAAACCTGTCAGAAACCCTCGGCTCTACACCTGCTCCTGCTCCGCGCATGCTTTCAAGCTCTGCAGTATATTTCTTCATAACGGCCTCTGTCCCAAGATCACCTGCTATGACAATTGAAGATATAAATGTAAGTAGTAATAGTCTTTTCATAATGTCCCTTTACCCTAGTTCCCATCCGATTTTTGCTGCCATAATTACTAAATTTAAAAGCATTCCGTTTTCTTGCTGATCCATTGCTTCTTTGTGACGTCTTTCAGCATCATCTACGTCTTTTTCGTAGTAACCACTCTCTTTTCGCTCTGCCATTATCTTTTCCATGGCTTGCTTGTAGTCAATTGGAGTGGTGCTTGAAGCAGCATCGCGCCGTCTTTTAAAAGAAGATCCAACGGTAACTATTTGCCGAAGATCTCTGCCATTAAACCGGGGGAATTCTTTAAACAAAGCTGCCATTTGCTGGATAAACATATCTCTCTGGTCGTCTGGGACGGTTACGTAGAGCAAAAACGCTTGTGCTTTCTTTTCAGGTGTATCCGGACCAGTGAACTTGAACTGAAACCCAGTTGTTCTGCTGAGAAGATGGTCAGGCATATGCTTGATCTCATTTGCAGTAATGATAACTATTGCGTCCTTACGCTTGCTTTGGGAGTACTCATCAAGCCACCCTGTCAATGCAGTTGCAGTTTGCTTGGTATCCCTGTTTTCTTGCTCTGGCTTTTCAAATATCTTCTCACCTTCATCGATGATGATTCCAACGCCAGAACACAGAGCGAGTGCTTCATTGAGCATAGCTTCTAGATTCCGAGCTGTTTCAGAATAGTATCCTGAGGATACGTCTGTTGGTTTGATGATAAATGGAGAGAAGCCCATGTGTCGAACTACCCCTAATGCCCCTACTGTCTTACCTGATCCAGGCTCCCCCTGGATCGTGACTGGGAAACAGAG